TCGAGTTCTGTTGCTGTGTTGCGTTTGCACCAATGACATAACGGTTGGTCGCGCAGTAGTTCAGCGCGTGCTTGTTTGTAAACCTGTGTGTCGTGTTCGGTTAGTTTGCGTGTCATGCTCGCGCGCTTCGCTTGCGCTGACGCGGCGCTTGCGCGCCTTGTCCTCGGTCTTGGTGGGTTGTGTTTGTTGTCGGGTTCATGTCGGTGCTTTCTTTGTTTGTTAACTGTATGTCATCTTGCAGGTCAAGAGATGTGTGAATGCTCCACCCACCAGATTGCCCAACCTGGTTCCCTTTGCACTCACTAAGCCGATTATGTTTACGGCTCGCCTCGACGCTTTGCCCGTTTCATTTCGTCTTGCATGATTCGGGGCGCGCCGATCTACCCTTGTTTCCAAGTGTCACCAACTGCCGTGCGAATGGCTTAGGTCGTGCTACTAGCCGATTGTTTATGCTTTGGGATTGCTGAGAGTGTAGAGAATGTACTCCATGTCGCTGGGCTTCCATACCGCTGCATGACAACCAGCCATCTCACAAGCGTTTAACCAAATCTTTTGTCCAGGCGTCAACTTGCCCTTCTCTGCTTTCAACTCAATTACCAATGGCCGACCGCCTTGGAATGGGTGCACCATGAACAGATCAGGGAATCCCACATCGCCTTGCACGTTGGTCATCCAGCGTCCTCGAGTGTTCTGTGCCGGCAGATCGTGATGCACTAACCAGCCGTAACGCTTGGCAACGCTAATCACCATGTCTTTGAAGTCGGCTTCGCTGATCTTTGGGTCTAACTTCATTAGAGCGCGGCCATGTACGTCTTGTCTGCAAGGTGTTTGATGGCCCAACGCACATACTGTTTTGCTTCGCGCTGGTCTTCTTCAACCATTAAATCGTAAACAGCCTGTAAGCGTTCAATTGCGTTGATTAGTTCTTCTAGTGTCATTTTAGCCTCTCAATTATTTTGCTTGCTTCGTGTGATTTCAACAGCTCAAGAACCGCGCTGTCATCGTCCAAGTTCAGTTGAATCATCTCCAACAGGGCAAGATCGTCCATGCCCTTGTCCTTGGCCAGTTTCTTTATGTAACCGATTTGCTTAGGTGTAGCGAATGCACCAGAGGGTATGTGCACTTTGTTTGTTGACTGTTCTTGCCCACCTAAACGCTGCACTTTTTGCATTTCTTCACGCGACGGCCTTGCGCCTTGCTTTGCCAAGCCCATGTTGCTCAAACAGCGTCCCAAACTAGACGTTTCACAGTTCTCGATAAAGCTGGTCATATTGACCCCGCGGTCTGTGTGTATTTCGTGCGCGTAACCCGTTGCGGTTGGGTTGGCGTCATCGCGATGTTTCCAAACCACCGAGCGAACAATGCAGGAATTGCCGTCATAATTCATCAGCGTTGTTTCAACGCGGCCGTCTGGGTATTGCTCCCAGAATCGCGCTAAACGTGTTTCTACGGTTTCGTAGTTGCTTAGATCAAATCCCATTGTTTAACCGATCTTCTACGGCAACCAAGCGCTCACACAAATCAAGAATAAATGTGTGTGTAGGGGTAATTGCTTCGTCGTACGGAATTGAATCTTCGTGATATTTGTCAATGAGTCGCGTTAACTGTTCAATCATCGTGTCAACGGTCATTGGTCTGCGAATAATCTTGTCGTCCATTAGATGCCTGCCCAAACGCTTAAACGTTGTGCATGGTCATGTGCGCCACCGCGCTGTGCATATGCCAGTTCGCCAGTATTGCGAATTAAACCACGACGCGCAGCTGCATTAAGCCGTCCAGCAATGCCCTTAGTGACAGGGAACTGATCGCCCAGGTGCTTCCAAATGTCGTCAGATGTGAAAAACCCTTTAGTGCGCGCAACGTGCACAATTGCGGCATCAACTTCGTTTTGTTGTGGTCGTGTCCACCGCGCATCAGCAGACGATTGTGACGCCAACATCCCTTGGATGAATGGCGCTTGTTTTCTTGCCGGTACACGGCCGTCACACACGAAATGTGTCTTGCCTTGAATGTCTGGGTAGGCAATGGTTTCTTTGCAAATCGTGCAGGTTTTCATTGTCGGAATCTCCTTGTCGGTTAGGAATGTGCTTGTAGTGCTTTGATTGCTAAGTCGAGTGTAGTCACATCGTGGAGTGGCATTGGTTCTTCTAGTGATAGCGAGTTTTTCATTGCGCGCAAACGGCGGATGATGCTTGCGTGTGGGTTTGTGCTTGTGTCTGCAATCTGGTTGATTAGATCAAAAATTGCCATTTCGTGTCTTGTTGTCATTGCTTGCTCCAATACCATTTGTCGGGTTTCTTCAGTAAGTTCACCTTGATTCCATGCACAGCCTTCACTCATTTAGTTGCACTCCATGGCCCCCAGCCGTAACCGTGTTTGTCAACGCCGTAGTTGTAAATCGCTAACGCTGCGCGCAAATTAACATCAGCCTGTAACAAGTTTTCTGCGCTAGTAATAATGCCAGCATCGGTTAGCCATGGTGTCCAGAATCCGTTGATTTGCATTAGTCCGCGCGACCCACCGTTTGGGTCTTTGCTGTTGACCGCGTTAGGTATGCAACGCGACTCACGGAACATGACTGACTCGAGCACGGTGCGCTCGTTTTGTGGCCAGCCAAGGTTTACGGCAAGCGCGCTGAACTGCTCACAAGCCGACGTGTACGGGTCAATATAGATTGTTGAGCTGGTGGTCGTGGTCGGCTCAATTAAGTAAGGCTGGACGCTGATCGGTGCTAGGGCAATAGTTCCAGACGGGGCACCAGACGCGTCAGGAGCGCCTACAGCGACCGTAAAGCCAAAGACCGTACAAAGCACTAGCCCTATGATTTTCTCTGCAAAATAGTTCATCGTTTCTCCAAAGGTATGGGCTGACCCCATGTTGAGGTTGCCGTTCTGAATGCGATTTGTCCCAGTAGGAACTTGCCCGACTCTGGGCTGGTAAATATCTGCACCAAGATTTCTTGGCCGTTGTCCATCACTCCTGTATAGACGCTGTAATCAACGATCTGCGGTTCAGTCATTGCCTGTCCTTTTGTCGGTACTCCGACCCTAGAACATAGATCAAGCCTTAGGTGGGATTTCCCCAAACACCTTTAAGAATGCGGCTTTTACCCAAATCACCGAGTCGGCAGCCTGTGGAGTTATCTCAATGTGAAACCAGTCGCCCCCTGGTGCGCCGTGGATAGTTGGCTTTGTGTACTTCTGCCATGCGTACCGATCGCAACGCCATGCTCGACCATGTGGCTCTGGGAAATAATCCAAAATACATTGCAGACCAAGATCGTTGGCATTAGCAACAAGTTTGTCAATAAAGACCAGCGCTTCTTTACGGCCTGCTTTTGGGTTCTTTTCGCTTTTGCGATACGACAAATCAACAGCTCTGCCAGTCGCATGCACCGACAAAGAACCTGGCTTACCGCGCATGTCACGTTGACCCCAAGACCCGTTATTCCACAGCGCGCCATTTGATGCGGCGATGGCTTGTTTAATCCATTCGTTCATGCCGGCACGTGGCGCTGGTGATGCGCCGTCGGCGTTGCCGATGTAGTCGCGTGCGTTTGAAACGCCAGCCTTAGCCTTTGCTACTGCCACGACCAAACTTCATGTCTTTAGGGTTGAAGTAGCGCAACGCTGTTGGGCAGACCGCGCCGATCGCAGCTGCTAAAAGCGCCGATGGGTCGGTGTTGCCTGTTACGGCTAACGCAACGACGGCAGCGAGCATTGAACGACCGTAAGAGGCGAGTAGGGCTTTGTCACTTGGTTTCATCTGTTGGCTCCTTCGGTTTAGATTTTAGCCCGTTTGAGGCCACAAGACCTGACAAGGTGCCAGTCATGAACACGGTCAACGTGGATAGCAGGTCTATGAACGCGGCATCATTGGGTGCTTGCTTGTCTATCGGCTGGGTTACAAACATAAGCGCGTACACAAAGCCAATAACGGTTATCGCAAACACGCTGGCAAGAACTATGCCCACGACAACGATTAGTCGAGCGTGAAGTTCTTCTGGTTTAAGGCGTGGTCTCATAAATTAAATCTCTTGTGCACGTTCCAGATGGGTTGCAGATTGGTGGTTGACATTCTGGCTTTTCCCAGTTTGACGGGTCTTGGCATGGGTAACGATATGAGCCGTCATAACTACAGCCAGAGCATCCCCACAAAACGACTGCTACAAGTGCGACGTAGCCGATGAGGTAACGCCATCGCATTACGAAAGCAGCGCGGTTACTTCTTCGGCTGTAAGCCCAAGTTTGGCTAGCACGGTTGCTTTAGCGTCGGCTTTTGCTTGTGTTTCTGCTTCGAGCGCTTGTGCGTCTGCAAGCATGGCATCACGAGCTTCTTCGTATGCTGCTTTTTCGTCTTTGGTCATTGGACGATCTACGCCGTCAATGTTGATGCTGTAAGCCATATCAGACTCCTGTCTTTGATAAGCCGTAAACGGTGTAAGTGCCGGTGAAGTTGCCCGACGCGGCATTCATCTCAAAACTGTCGTAAGCGGTTGCCGTGCTGTGGTTGCCGTAAATCAACTGAACAAGCGGAACTGTATAAGCAGCATCTGATACTTGAAAGTTTGATTGAAAAGTTGTGCCTTCTGCTATTGCTGGGCCAGTCACAAGACATTCTACAGATTGAAAAAATGTCCCAGTAGAACCTGCAGCAATTGGAAACGATGTTTGGGCGGTTTGTCGCAGACCTGACACGGTTGTCGAACTTGCGGTCAAGAATTGTTGATTATAGTTCGTTGCAGCCGCAACACCACCAACACGCAATCTCAAACCCAACGCGCCACCAGTAGTGCCAGTAAAACGCAAAACAATCTTGTAGTTGGTGTACGCGCTTGTAAAAATGTTGGCATTAGCAACAATTGCCGTGGCAGCAGTAAACGCGGTTTCGTTTTGGACAATGCGCCAACCGCCGACCGCGGCATACGAGTTGTTGAGTTGTGCTGCGGTCAGGACATCCCCTGCAACAAATGTGGTGAGTGGCATAGTGCTCCTTATCCTAAAACATTCTCTGCGTCAAGTGTGCCATACACGGCGTCGTCCAATATCAACTCGTACACGATCGTTGTTGGCGCGGTGCTGTAAAGGACGCTGTGGCCTGTACTGAAATCCAGACGATGCTCAATGCCCTCAACCGACAGCTCTTGAGCCAACTGGGTTGTGCCAGTACCGCTAGAAAACGTCTTTTCTACGCTGATCGTGTCGCCAATGTCAACCGTAGCCAGGGTGTCTTTTTGGGCTGTGGTCAGCATGAGAAACTTGGTTGCCACGGACGTGTACCGAGGCTCGGGTTCTGGGTTTAGTAGGTATTCGGCAGCGGCCTGAATCGCTGACGCCTCATGTAACAGGCTGTTTGTGATGCTTGAGGTTTGAATAAAATATGTGGCAATTGAGCCAGCGTCAGTTGCCGTGTAAGTGTCGCCGTCTAAGCCTGTAACGACTGATCTGTTGATTACTGAGTCAGCCTCAAAACTGATGCCTACGCCGTCAAACTTGTACCCTGTGCCGTCGTCATGAAAATCAGCTACTGGCGCGCTAAGCGTGTTGCCTATGCGATCTTGAAATGTAAAGACGCCAGCCCTAGACATAAAGACGCGACCAAACTCGGCAGTCTCGTTGATCTGTGTAATGTATTGCAACACGTTGGTTCCTGCCGGCACGGTGTATGCCGCGTCGTGGCCAAGGTTTACGGTGCCTGTTGAAATTGCTCGAGCGCCTACAGGGAAATCTACTTCTGGCAAATCTAAAACGGTTTCTATGCGTTCGCCTGACGTTTCTGGCGTGACGTTTAGTTCGTCTAAATAGGTTTGTGCAAGGAGATAGAATTGGTCAGCGCAATAAACCGTAACTGTGTCTAAACCGCCGAGCGCAAAGTTGTAGTCATAATTGATAACAAAACCAGAAAAGACTGACTCGGGCACATCGGTTGAGCTGTAACGGATTAGTCGCACTTCGCGCAATGGTGCAAGCCCAGGCTTGGATTGCGGTGTGTCGTAGTATGGGCTGTTTTGGTCAAACGGGTTGAATATGCCGTCCACGTCTTGAATGGTGAATGTCATTGTGCCAGCGCTAAATTGATCGCCCACATCACGGCGACCACGCCGCACGTTAATGCTGACAGTCGAGTCCATCACATTGGCAAACTCGGTCGTGCCGTCAAGCACATATTCGGTGTTATCTAAAACGCCTTTTAGCGCGTCATCAAGAACAAAAGCGTCAACCTGAAACCCCGTAGCGATCTGCAAGTCATAATTGCCTGAATCAACAACCGATACGCCTGGCATTACGCCACCTGTAACTGCAACGGCCCAGCGCTACGCGAGTACGCGCGCAAGGCGTTAACAACCGACTCACCAATCTCGGCACTTGTGGCAAGACCGCCTGTGACGTTGATAGTGATACCGCCACCAGATTGCATGCGGTCTAAAGGCACGACTGCTTCTGGGCCAGCCTCACCAATTAAGGCAAGAGTAGGACTCGACACGATGCCACCTTCGGCCAAGCGCGGAAGATTCATACGCCCAGCAACTTGTGTCGGTGTTCCGCCAATCTGTGGCACAGGCAAGTTCGGCACTTTAGGCAAATCAGGCAACAACGGAATTGAGTTGTACGCGCTGACGATTGCGTTAACCGCGCCGATTGCAGCGTTGACCATGCCAGCAAAAAATCCAATTACCGTGTTGACAATTGCTTTGATGCCGTCACGGAACCACTCAAACTTGTTGTACGCGGTCACAAGCGCCACGACCAGCAATGCGATGCCGGCAGCAATTAAGGCAAACGGGTTGAGCGCCATGGCAATGTTGGTGACAACGATTGCGGCGGCTACTGCTCCGATAGCGCCAGCGATTGCTAGAAATGCTTGTGGGTTGTCTTGTGCCCACATAGCAAACTTGTTAAGTATCGGAAGCACGGCCTCGACTACTGGCAAGAGCGCCGCGCCGATTGACTCTTTCGTTTCGCCAATGGAATTAGACAAGATTTTCATTTTGCCTGCAGCGGTGTCTGCCGCGTTTGCGGTTGCTCCGCCAAATGTCCCACCCAGCACGTCCATGACTTCGTTAAGGCTTGCGCCTTCTTTAATCATTGTTGCCATCTCTGGCGTCAATCCTCGAAGCGCCTTAAAGTTGCCTTGGTATGCCTTGGCAAGCGCGTCAGCAACGGTGCTGGAATCCATCTGCAACGCTGTGCTGATGTCCATGACAAGGTTCATATCCTTCATGGCAAGATCAACATCTTTTGTACCGCGCACTAAAGCTTCAAGGCTCTTGCGGTACTCGGTGTCAGCAATACCAGACGCTCGAGACATTGCGCTGATCTGATCTTCAATCTGTGCGGTCTGGGCAGCGCCAGCGCCAGTCACATTTTGCAAAGTAAGCGCTAATGCCGCCTGCTCCTGCTGATCTTCCATCGCAGCTTTGGTTGCGTCACCAAGCGCCAACGCCAAACCGCCAAGCGCCGCAGCTGCCGGCACCGCCGCCTTCTTTATAGCAAACTGCGCTTTTTCTGATGTCGTTTCCAGTTGCTTAAATTGGGCAATAGCCTTCTTAATCCCTTTGCCGTCAAACTCTGAAATGATCGGGATATTGATTGCCATTACGCGGTCTCTCTGTTCGCTTCTTCCATGACGCGCTTGACCAGTTGTTCCATCTCGGACATGACATCACTTTGGCGTTGCTCGTACGCTTTCCACATTACTCGCGAACGACTGCCATAGCGTGCAGTTAGCGCGCGCCCTAATGAGCCAGCCATAGACGTGTCAAACATGGTGCCTGTTGCGCCTTTCCATTGAATGGCAAACGTGCCCACATTGGTTGTGTTTCCGCTGTATTCCTTGATCGCTCGAGTATTGATCTTTGCTGCAATCTTTTGTTTCATGCCAGGTATCCACGGCAATATCTGGAACCCTGATCGGGTTTGCCAATTGCGCGCCATACCAGATAAAGGGACGCCAGTAGGCACAAGTTTGTTTGCATCGTCAATAACAGGCTTAACGATTTGTTTATAACTTGTTGTAATTTCTCGGCGCAGGTTTTTGTCAATCTTGTTAAGGGTCTTCAAAGCGTCCTTAAGCCCTACAACCTCAATCTTTGCCGATACTTCCGCCACGTTATTTCCTTTTTTTGTTTGCCTCGTTAAGCACTTTAATGACCGTTGCCATATCTCGAGCGTCAAACACAATGTCGCCAGGCCACCAACCGACCGCGACCAATATCTCTGCTAGTTGGCGGCGGTAGGTGCCGCGTCCGTAGGGTTTGGGTTTGTCTCATCCAATACCGGCTCAATGTGCATATCTGGCATTGACTTAACCCATTCACGCCAATTGTCGCCAATCTGTTCGCCTTTCATTTTAAGAATGACGTACATCCAACAGCAGTAATCGCTGATTTGAGGCTGCGTAGATAATTGCTGGACATTGCGACCAGTAAGTCGTTCCCATTCCGTAGCCACAAACAGGTTCGTGTAGTAGTACTCGGGTGCGCTGTCGGGCGTGCGCTTTAACTGCAACTTGATCTTCATGTTTCTCCTATGTCGGCTTGGAGCCGTGATTACGGGTTAGTGGTATCCAATGTCAACGCGCCACCCATGAATGTGATGTCATAAGTTGACAACTCACCCAAAGACGCGTTGATGACTGGCAATGATTCAAGGTAGCAATCGGTCAAAATAAACCTTGGGTTAGTTGCTGAATCGGCAGCCGATGTTGGCTTAAGCGTGACAATCGTTTTTGTGCCGATGAGTGGGAAAAGCGTTGCGTAAGTTTCTGTGGCGGCAAAACTGGCATACATCGTCAAGGTCACTTCGTTGTTAACGAGGCCTGCGGTGTAGGTGCGCGAGTTTGTGCCGAACGCGGTGTCTTCAAGCGCTTCAACCAAATAGGTCAAAGTTGCTGCGCTGCACATGTCGGTCAAATCAACTCCGCCGATAGTGAGGACTGGGTTCGAGAGGTAAGTGCTACTGGCCATAAATGCTCCTTAGGTTATGTTCTGATAGTAGATGATTTGTGTTGCTTAGTTGTGGATTACGAAGTCTGGGCTT